CAAAGCCGTCTAACGCAAGCTCCTTGCGCCTTACCTCCAAAGCCCGCTCATGCCGCGCCCTCAAAGCAGAAAGTGCCACAAACCCTATACCTGTCTCCTCCATCACCTTCGCATACGTCTCCCCATTAGCCAGCATATCCAAGGCTAGAGCTGCCTCTTTAGGCTTACGCTTCTCTATGTAACGGTGGTTAAGGTTGGCTTGCGCCTCCCCTACACTCTCTACAATTGCTTTGGACTTCCTCCCCATACCAACTCCATACAGAGTCGCATATTGGTATGTCAAGTGCCTATTTGCAAGTTTTTTTAAAAATCAACAACGCCCCACATACACCTGTTGGCCCCCCATTTGCAAATTTTTTAAAGTTGGCGTTTGACCTATCGAGATACAGACGGGCACCGACGGTGCGACCCCCGCCCCCCCCTATGGCAAGTGGCTGGCAATAGCAAAGTAAGTACTTACCTGTCGCTGCTGATAGACAAACGCAACCAACTGGCAATGCAAACGACCGGAAGGTGACAATCACTCGCCGTGCAGGAGACTAGTCTTTGTCAATTTGTTGCTTATGGGGAGGGAAGGGATTCGGACGGCTACTCGCCGGAGGGCTGCACTTGTCCATTGCTTGCCCTTGCTGGTGATGGCTCCCCTTTCTCTCTCCTTGTCTCTCTCTATCTTCCCTGTTCGGTGAAGGGGTGGTTTTGGGGGCGCGGCCTTACTATTGCAAACCAGAGGAATTTTTGAGGAAAGTGATTTTTTGCTCGCCTGCCTCTGGACAGTCTGCATTGTAGGGGAAGCTGAGGCACGAAGCTGAAGCGAAACAAACAAACAGAACGCCATGAACGCAATCGAAACCATCACCAAGCGAGTGACTGCCTTCCCGTCCTTTGAGGCCATGCTGACCGCTCAAGGGTCTTATCGTCCTTCGTTCTACATAAAAGGAAAGAGTGCCGCTGACAAACGAATGATTATCCGCCTCGCGGATGCTTACGACATCGCTCAGGAGCTGAGGGGCGACGAACGTCGAGCCTACCGGGGCGACTTCGCCTGAGCATTCACCCAACCCTTGGCGCAAGTCGAGGGTTGGCTTGAATCCTTAGCGATTCAAACAAACGCAAACAATAAACAATAAAGACAAATGAGCACAAATACCGAAACAGAACGCAAGGTTGCCCGAGTCTTCGAGGACGTTGGGGGCTTTTATTATTGCAATGCGTCCCTTGGTTTTCTAGATGCGCGGGGGCGCGGATTTAAGACTCTCCGGGGCGCACTCGAAAGCTTGCGTCAAAACGCCCAATTTGACGGGTATACACACTACAAGTGGGGCCGCATCACCCGCAAGGTTAACTCCTAAGCACAAACGCAAACCATAAACAAAAACACAATGAATAACCCGGTATCAATAAATGATGCGTTGCAGGAAATCCGCAATCGGTACGGCCTATGGTCTGAAGCCGACGAGAAACGAATTCAGGCCAAACGTGCAGCAGAGGAGGCCGCTTATGCCGCTTGGCTTGCACGGAACCCTGAACAGGACAAAGAAGACAGCGAAGAATCGGAGTGAATCCAACTACTAACGCAAACAATAAACAAAAACACAATGAGCACCTCCGAAATGACAGTTGACCAAATCAACCGCGCCCTCGCGACGGGCTATGCCGGGATCGAGCAAGCTAAGGCTTGGGTTGACCGCTGGAATGGTTGCGGCTTTCACCTCGCGACGGTTTCAATCGTTGAAATCGAAGTTTCACACAAGGGACTTTCCCGGTCCATGATTGCGCCCAAAGTTATTCTTTCCGACTGCTAACACACACACACACACAAACAATGAAAACCACCGTTTCCGCCGTCGACTTCATTGACGCTTTCCGCCGAATGGGGCGGGCCGATCAATTTTCCCCCGCCGCGCTCCGCGCTCTTTTCGACCACATCGAAGAAATGGAGCGAGAGTCGCCCGTCGAATACGAATTAGACGTCATCGCCCTGTGTTGCGAGTGGCAAGAATTCAAAACCGCTCTTGAGGCCGCCGTTGAATATGGTTTTGACGGCGACGAAGACGAGGACGAAGACGCACGCGAAGAGGCGGCTTTGGATTGGCTCCGAGAACAAACGCAAGTCGTTGAATTTGACGGCGGGGTTTTGGTTATGGGGTTTTAACCTATCGAAACGGGCTTGGCCCGTCGTCCGGATTGGCAAGCCGGGCCTGATGAGATTGCCAAAAACCCAAAAACAAAGAAACACAATGAAACCAGAACTGATTGACGCAATGAAAACCCTTTTGCAATGCCGCGACTTTTGCGGCAATGAAAGGGAGGCCTTGTCGGAATGGGAAAGTGAAAATCGCCGTTTGACGGCGGAAGAGCGAGCCGAGGTCCGAAACGCCCTGAACGCTGAATGGCGCAACTGGCAATCGAAGGCGGGGGTTTGCAAATGAAAACGATTGCCTTAGTTCCTCCCTTCGCCGTGTCCATGATGACGGGCGTTACCTTCGCTCAGTTCACGGGAAACCATTGCACCCTGAGATATTCTGACGGCACGACTGAAACGGCGCGAATCACCGCAGAAATGCGGCAACGGGTCCGCGCATATCACCGTTACCAATCGGAAAATGGACCGGAAGCCGAAGAGCCGTCATTTTTTGACATTGTTTCACAAGTGCAGGAGGCGCGGGTTGCCTAATGAAAGCAAAACTTCTATTCTTCGCCCTCGCATCCCTCGCAACGGCTAACGCTGCACCGCCGGAAGCCTTTTGGCGGGCTTTGCATCACGTCGAAACGTCGGGCAGGCTTGGACCCATTAAAGGCGACAATGGGGCTGCGCTTGGACCGTTGCAAATCCATCGCGCTTACTGGCAGGACTCCGGAGTACCGGGGCAATATTCCGATTGCGCGGATTTAGCTTACTCCCGGCGCGTCGTCACCGCCTATTTGCGCCGCTATGCCCGCAACGCATGGGAGCGGGGCGACGTTGCGACGTTGGCGCGGATTCACAATGGCGGGCCTATGGGGCATAAGAAACGTGCCACCCTATCCTATTCCCGCAAAGTAGTTAATGCAATGAAGTAACACAATGAAAAACGAAAAATGGGTTGAGGCTTGGCGAATGGTTCGTTCCGGGGCTTGCTTTTGGGCTAGTCGATGGACGCCGGATATCGTGCTAATGGCCAACGAGGCCCTAATAAAGCGGAGAACGTGGGAGGGCGAGCCTTCGCCCTTGGCTGACCGCCTCTCCTCTTTTAAGGCAAGGAAACACAATGGAAAAGCCTGAGCAGAAAAAAGAGCCGTGCATTGTGTGCGGCAAGCCCGTTCAATGGACCCGAAAAGAAGGGCCAATTGGCGGATACACCGTGGGGCATTGGCGACCCGTCAAGGGAGGTGATCCATGGCCCTACGTTGACCCCGATTCGCGGGATTTGATTCACGCTGAATGTCTTTCGCAACTCGATGACAGTAAATACTTTTTACCCTACGCATAAAAAATGAATAACACAATATCGTCAGCGGTTCGTTTCTGGGAGAAGATGCAGGAGCGCGTGAGAAAGATGGAAGAAGAAGAGGCCAAGCTAATGGCTTCCGCCGACAAGAAGACACGCGCCCCGATTCACACGAAAACACGGGTCAGCTCCGGTTTCGGAAAAGGAATGGTTCGCCGCGACAAGTGGAAAGAGGGTATGCCGCGAATCACTCAGGCGGCGTGTGAAGTGGTTCACGAATACGCGCAAGCCCGTGCCGCTGCTCAAGGCCAATACGTCGGGCGGAAATGGTACTCGGACAGGGCCGGGATTTCAACGGCAACACTCAATCGCTGCGCGAATGAAATGATGCGGGGCGAAATTTTCCTTGACCCTACGGATGGCCTTTGGAAAGTTGCGACTCGTCAGAACGAACAGGAAACGAGAACTGCCGCCGCTTTTGGCGAGAGCGATAAAAGCCCGCACGGTGCTTCCGCTCAAGTAGCCCTCGCGTGAGGGTTTAGGTAGCCACCGTGCAACACAAAGAAAGACAATGAAGCCATTAAGTTTTGAGAACGACGCCGACACGGCGCGGGGATGTGTGGATGAGTTGATTGGCTGGGCGCGTTTGCCGGTCAATAATGAGGCGACAACTGGCCTTGAGGACTGCCGGGGAGAACTCTTCCTTTGCATTGATCGACTGGAAGAGGAAATCCGTCGTCTGCGTAGCCAGATCGAAGATGTTACGGACTTTCGCCGCGACGATCCGCACCCATGAAAGGACTTTGGATTCCCAGCGAGTTAATGCAGCGGGATGACCTTTCCCACGCGGAAAGACTGGTCGCTGCTTTCATCCTCTCGTTCAAACGTGGCTTTGTCGGCGGCAACGCCTATATCGCCACTTGTTTGAATCTTGAGAAGCGAACTGTGGACCGTGTTATTGCAAGCCTTGGCAACAAGGGTGTCGTCGGATGGATTGGCAATGCGCGTTTTTGCGTGCCAAATCCTACCCAATAACGGGTACACATAGATACATATACTTAAACAATCCCCTATATCCCCTTTACGGATAACTTTTGTCAGTCAACTACAACAACAAATGAACAACATCCTAGCGGCCCAACCGGGCGAATACGTCAAGGGCAACATCGTTGCCAATGTCTCGGGGGCAAAAGCCCTCACTAGCAAGTCAGGAAAGACCTTTTGGAAGGCTACGCTTTCCGAGGGTGGTTTGACGGTGGACGTAACGTCCTTTTCTAAGACTTTTGAGCACGTTAACGGCCAAAGGGTCCAGTTTTCTGGCCCCGGCATCAAGCGGGGAGACGATTATCGCGGCGGAATCCAGCTTATTTTCGGGGATAAGGTCGTTTTTAAGCCCGTAGGCGAGGCTACCCAAGCCCAGCCTGCCCCTGCGGCTGAAGAACCCCGTAAAATCGAAGCAAAGGCCGTTTCTGGGCCTTCCCGCATTGAGGGCGTAACCGTTGGGATGGCCGTGAACAAGGCCGTGGACATCCTAGTGGCGCGAAATGAGCACATCGGAGCAGATGATGTATGGCAGACCGCATCCATGCTTATCCGTGTTGCACAGAAGTTGCAAGAAGGATATTTGGCTCCTGTGATGGCAACGAATGAGGTTCCGTCCGAAGAAGTGCCGTTCTAATGCACGCCTACACACGGGATGGCACAGCCGTCCACTATCAGCAGACCAAGCCGGGGGCCAAGAACCCAACTAGGCCCACCAACCTCAAGGATATCCGTGAGCAGCGGCTTTTCCCGAGCGTAACGGAGTACACCAAGATGCTTTCGGCTCCCGGCCTAGAGGAGTACAAGGTGTACCAAACTATCCAAGCCTGCTACAACAACCCACCGTTCGCCAGCGAGGAGTTGCAAGCCTATCGAGGCCGCATCACCGAGCTTGCAGGGGAAGATGCAGCAGGAGCGGCTGACCTTGGTACCCTGATCCACGCCAGTCTTGAGCAGTACTACACCGACCACGACTCATGGGACGGGACCGCTACGTTCTCCATGCCTGACGGCAAAGCCGTGCCGTGCCGGGAATTTGTCCTTCCCGCCGTCCATAAGATTGAGAAACTTGGCATCACTCCGCTCTACCATGAGCTGAGAGTTGTCAACGGCTTTGAGGGCTACGCTGGGACGTGCGACCTTATGGGCAAATATGGCGACGGGTTGGCCATTGTGGACTTTAAGTCCAAACGGACCAAGCCAGACGTTGCCGTTGAGCCGATTGAAACACATCCCGTGCAGATCGCGGCCTATTGCTACGCTCAAGATTTATGGGATGGCGATCTCGACATCCTCTTTGGGCGTGGAGTTATGGGCGTGAACATTTACATCTCCACCACCGAAGTGGGGCGTGTTGATGCCGTCGTCTATGACAATGACACGATTAGTCGCAGTTTCTCAGTATTCCTAAAATTGCTCGCCTTGTGGCGGTGGCGGCACTTCGATCCTCGCCTTAGTTAACCCCAACGTGGGGCGCGTATACGTCATCACGCGCAATCAAAAACATGAAAACAGAAATACCGAATGAGACACGTTATACCCATGATTTTCCGTCGCACTACCGGAAAGTCATCCACGAACTAGAGACGGAGGTGGCCCAGCTTCGCGCAGCCATAGGCCAAGTGGCAGACACCTACCTCGACGACAACGATTGCCCCGCTGCGTTTCGCATGAGGAGCATTGCTCGCGGGTTCTTCAAGTCCTTCAAGCAAGAAGAAGAGGAGGGTCAGCTATGAGTGCTCCAGCAACGCGATGGGAAGATGTGTATGCGACACAGACTGCACGCATTACCGAGCTTGAACGCGAAAACGTCGCACTGCGGGAGGCGTTGGAAATTAGCGATGACTACATAAATCAAATGTTGCACGGAGACATAGAACTTACGCACGGACAACTTGAGGCATGGAGAAAAGTGATTTATCGCTTGCGAACCAAGGAGGCCAAGCCATGATTGGATTATTGCTTGGGTGTCTTTGCGTAGCCTACGGTGGCTGGCTCGCTAATAATTGTTTCATGGAGTTCAGAATCAGGCTCCGCCCCATCTGGTTTTATCTGGTAGACGGACTGTTGGCTATAGCTTGGATTGGGCTGGGCATTGTCATCATCATCGCTGCCAAGGAGGCCCAGCTATGAGCGACACACCGAGAACTGACGCGGCGGTATTCGCGGTTGATGTGGCGTTCACCAGCCACGACGGCCTAGCTTCGGAGCCTAAGAATGTGGTCGAACCTGACTTCGCCCGCGAATTGGAACGCGAGAACGCCGCGCTGCGCAGTCTCATCGACGACCCGAACGCGATGCACTCTCACTATCTGAGGGAGTGCAACGGCTGGGAAGTGTGGCAAGCAGAGCGGATACGACGGTTTCAGGACGCGAGCGAACAACTCGAACAACTCGAACGCGAAAACGCCGCGCTGCGGCAAGAGCTAGAAGACGTAAATCGTGTCCGCAACTCTATTGAAGGTGCACTCGCCGACGCTTATGACGAGGCAGAGGCAGATTGGATGAGTAAGTCTCATCTGGCTGACGCAGCCGAAGAGGTGATGAACGCGTATATCAATGTTCTTCGCGCTAAAACTGGTCACCCATGCCCAGAAAACTTGGTGATCTGCCGAGATCTTCGCGCCGCCATCGACGCCGCTCGCAAGGAGGCTCAGCTATGAAGCACCCCGACTTAGCTAAGTACATTCAGGAGAACCCTGAACAAGCGGCGATTCGCATAGTTAACTTAGAGCGAGAGGTAGCCTTTCTCCGAAAGGACGTGTATTTCCGTGCGCCGAGCGCAGTTAACAGCGATGACGGGCTAACGTGGAGAGACGCATATCGTGAGTTGGAGGGTGAAAACACCGCACTCAAAATTCAGCGCAACCGTTACAAGGGTGCGCTAGAAGACATTGCTGAGGCGACAAGCCTCTGGTCTAAATCATGGGAAGAAAGCGGGACTGAAAAAGCTCTTAATAGGGAGAGCACATGACATGGACATTCTCACACCTCGCGGCCAACAATACGTTGAGCACGAGAAGCGTGTGATTGAAAGGATGCGTTCGTACTTCACGGACTGCGCCATTTACCACACGCCAATCAACGCTCCCGCCTCACTCGACATCATAGTCACCCGCAACGGCAGGCTGGTTGCCGTCGCTGAAATCAAGTGCCGCAACAACTCGATTGATGAGTTCAACCGCTTTGGTTCACTCATTCTGACGTGGACTAAAGTTGAGGCACTCGTTGACGTAGCCACGGCTCTTTACGTCCCGGGCTTCGTTGTCCTGTACAGCATTCCTGACGACGAGGTGCTCATTGCTAACGCCGTCCATCGAGACGGCACCATTGCACCGGGGATTGTTAAAGAACACACCGTAACTCAGCGGACGTGCAACGGTGGAGAGGTTACGCGGCTCAACGGCTATCTGCCGATTGATATGTTTCGCTTTTTTGAACCAAACTTATTTTAGAAAAACAGAATGAATTACGAACAGGTATTTCTAGGCTCCTGTATGTTGGAGCCGACACTCATCGACCATGCCATTGGCAGCGGGCTGAAGGCTGATGCGTTTACATCCGACGACCGAAAGCGCATCTGGCTGCAACTGCTGGACTCGCGCACCAACAGCAAGTTGACGGATATGCAGGCCATCTTTTTGGAGATGGGAACCGACTGCCCCGCCGATGAGTTGCTTGCGTGCGAAGCCTCGGCACCTACTCAGACCCACGGCAAGAAAGCCCTGAGCCGTGTGCTGGAGGCTGGCATCATCGCCCAGCTACGGCCTGCATTGAACGACGCCTTGTCCCTGATTGACGACGGCAAGCCCTACAAGGACATCAAGGAAACGGTGGAGGCTCTAGCCGAGCACCTCAAGCCAGAGGAACGAACGGAGGCAAGTCTGCCTGAAACCGTGGAAGAAGCCGTCGCATGGATCACGGGACAGATTACGGGCAACACGGCTGATGAGAAGGTTGTCGTTACAGGTCTACGCCGCTTTGATGAAGGGGCAGGGGCTATTGGGATGCATGAGTACGTCATCCTCGGCGCACGCACCTCAACTGGCAAAAGCTCTTTCATGGCACAACTCGCGCACCATAATCTGTATCGCGGACTGCGTGTGGCCTACTTCACGTTAGAGACATCAGCAAGGGCGGTGGTGTTGCAGATGGCGGCGCAACGTGCGGGAGTTAACCTCCGCCGCATCCGTGAGGAGTTTAAGGCCAAGCAGGATGATCTCGTGAACGAGGTGGCGAAGCTCAAGGAGAAGCCTCTGCTGGTTTTTGAGCGCGATCTCAGCCTTGAGCAAATAGAAGCCCGCTGCCGCCTCATCGCTGCCACATGGAAGCCAGATCTAGTGCTCATCGACTACCTCGGCCTTATCAAGGTGAACGCAGACGGTGCCTATGAGCGGATGACCAAGCTGAGCAAAAGTATGATCCCGCTCAAGAAAGCCCTCGGCTGCACCCTCATTGTCGCTGCCCAACTCAACCGTGGCAACGAACGTGAGGACCGTCCACCGGGGCGCACCGACTTCCGCGACACCGGAAGCATTGAGGAGGATGCCCATCGTGTGCTTGCCCTGCACCGTCCATCCAAGGACGACTCGGGACAGCTACAGGGTTATGATCGTAGCGAATACCTCCAAGAACTCTATCAACTTAAGAACAGAGACGGCGCACTCTACCAAACACGCTTGACCTTCTTCGCCCCGCACACCAAATTCATCGAGAGAACAACATGAACACAGACAACCAACAAGAACTGCTCAACCTGTACCGCGACAACAACGCTCTGCGTGATGACCTCAAGGAGGCCGACATCAGCAACATTGAGAAGATCGCTGCCATCAAAGACGCTATCGACGAGCTGCACCAGATCATTGCCAAGTTTCGCCCAAGCGGCGAAGTGGCTGATGCAATCGACGAAGTGATCGCTGACTTGGAAGAAGCCATCCGGTGAAGCGTAGCCCTCTCAAGCGGGTGAGCAGCAAAAGGTCCAAGGAGCTACGAGAATATGCGAAGCTCCGTAAAGCCTACCTTGAGGCTCATCCGTATTGCGAGGTATGGCTCCAAGAGAACGGCCTCAAGTACGAAGGCCAGCCGCTCGACGCCCCGGCCTCGGAGGACATCCACCACCGCCGGGGACGTTGGCACGGCAGACTGAACGACACAACTCATTGGCTCGCTGTATGCCGCGAGTCACATAACAAAATTCACTACCACCCGCAATGGGCATACGAGCGGGGATATATGCTACCAAGATGACAAACATGGACCTCGATCAGATTGAAGCTAACTATATCCGCATCCTTGAGGCAGGCCAACACGACGTGCTTGCCTCCCTTGAAACGGGGAACCCCAAGGATTTCTTCGCCGCCCTTGAGCGGCACAAGGCTCTCACCGAGAGCGTAAAGAACGGCGTGGAGGCGTACACGGTGATGACCACCACGTTGCCCTACGACGATGCTCGTAACGACTAGAGACAAACTCACCTATGAGGTGCTGTCTGAGACGGTGCATCAGCAATACTACCTCGTTGACCTGAGCGAACACAAAGGCAACGGGGAGTGTAGCTGCACCGACTTCAGCACGCGCCGCCTACCAATCCTTAACAGGACGGGCAAGATTGTGCAGTATGGGAAGCCAGAGGCCACCCGCTGCAAACATATCAACGCCTGTTTGGTTGAGCTAGGTAGCTTGGTATTAGACTCAATGAACGGAAGAGCATGAACAAAGACACACAATCTTGGAGTAATTCCAACCTGACCGAGATGGAGGAGCTGCTGCAAAAAATGCAACAGCTCCAACGCGAGAACGCCGCGCTGCGGGAGGAGAACCGCAAAGCACACGACATGGCGTGCGAAGATGCTGTGGAACGCTACCGATTGAACGGCGAGAACGCCGCGCTGCGGGAGGAGGTGAAAGAGCAATGCACGCTCAACGCTAAGGGCAGCGAGCGTGAATACTCGTTGCGAGGGAGGATCGAACAGCTTGAACGCGAAAACGCGGCATTGCGTGAAAAGATGAAAGTCAGTTGGGATGAGATAAGCGTACTTGTGAACCAAAACTCCGCGCTGCTAGAGGCGTTAAAGACGATAGCCAAATATGATCAGAATTCACCGCATGGAGACGGCATTTGCCCTTACGGTTGCGATTGTCCGTCAATCGCAAATACGGCTTTAATTAAAGCCCGAAAGGAGGCGCAGCCGTGAGCGACACTCCACGAACTGACGCAGCGGTCCGAGACGTGGACGTTGCTTTTGTCGGACATTGGGGGCTTTCGTCTGAGCCGCAAGAGTTTGTTTCCCCCGAATTCACCCGCGAACTCGAACGCGAGAACGCCGCGCTGCGCTCACTTGTTCAACATTGGTACAAATTAGTACCAGAGAACATTTGCTCTTCAATTGAAGACGCTCAGAAAAAGGCCAAGCCTAGTGCCTAAGCCAGAGAAGACGCGCTGCGGCGGCACATGGACAGAGGCCCGCTACTGGGGCTTCATCCGCTCTGCCCTGCGGCGTGCCTTCACTCGCTACCCCGTCAACTATCAATGCCGCAATGCGGCTAAACGCCCCTACAAGGGGCCAAACAAGCTACAGAAAAACGAATATCAATGCGGCGTGTGCGGTGGGTGGTTCCTCCAAAAGAACACCCAAGTGCATCACGTCGTGGAGTGCGGCTCACTCAAGGGCTACTCCGATCTCCCCGGCTTTGTGGAACGCCTGTTCTGCGAGGTAAAAGATTTGCAGGTGATATGTAAGCCCTGCCATAAAAACATAACCCATGATCCCAAAACTAGACCAGCCAGAAGACGAAAACAGAATAAACTGGATTGAGCAATACGTCATCGAGATTCAGTTCATCATCAACAATGACGGAGACCCCGTGTTCAAGATTGTCTACATGGACGAATCTCAGGAACACTTAATGATTACCGATGGACCTTCACTACGCGCAGCAATCGACCGTGCTATCCTGAGTGTCCATGCCCAACAACCCTGATGTTGCCGCCGTAGTTGAGGAGTACCTCGCCGCGCATCCAACCCTGCCGAGTCGTCAACTGGCTCGCATCATGTACAAGGAGCACTCGCTCCTTTGGTCTGGCTATGACGCTGCCTACTCTGCCATTCGTTACCGCCGTGGGGCCAAGGGTAAAGAGGCTAGAGAGTTCCGAAATCTGGAGCAGCCCACTACACCTGTGCGCCAAATCCCGGCATCCGTCACCCGTGAGTTCACGCCATTCATCATGGATGGGGTGGAGAAGGTGGCTATCCTGTCTGACATCCACGTTCCCTACCACACCCCAGCGGCTATTGAGTGCGCGGTGAAGCGTGCGCTGAAGGAGGACGTAGACGGCATCATCCTCAACGGCGACACCATCGACTGCCACTCCCTGTCCACGTTCGTCCGTGATCCTCGCGCCCGCAACTTCAAGCAGGAGCGGGACACGACCAACGAGCTACTGGCCTACCTCCGTGAGCGGTTCCCTGATGCTCGCATCGTCTGGCGCGACGGCAACCATGAGGACCGCTTCAAGACCTACATGATGACCAAGGCTCCGGAAATCTTCCATTTGGATGAGTTCGCGCTGGAGAACCTCTTGGCCTTTGACGAACACGACATCGAGTACGTCACGGACAAGCGCATCATCATGGTGGGCGGGCTGGCGGTGATGCACGGGCATGAGTTCTTCAAGGGCTTCGCGCCGCCGGTGAACCCTGCTCGCGGAGCCTACCTCAAGGCCAAGCAGAGCTGTATGGTGGGCCATCACCATCGCACGTCAGAGCACACGGAAACGGCCCTAGACGGCTCTATAACGACCACTTGGAGCGTGGGGTGCCTATCGGACCTCCACCCTGCCTACTCCCCGTATAACAGCTACAATCACGGCGCAGCCATCATCCACCTAGATGGGGACGAGTTTCACGTCCACAACTACCGGATCGTTAATGGCCGCGCCCTGAATTAGGGGGCAAACGTCCTGCCTAGCGTGCGCGGTTTGAATCCAGCCGCTGGGGCAGTTTCTTCCTGCTTCTGAGTGCGGGAAGCCGACTTGATGTACTTGTCGGTGAGATTAGCCGTAAAGTCGGGCGGCAGGCTTTGCACAAAGTTCTTATTTAGGAAGTTCTTCTGAATGGCATCAGAAGAAAGAGCAGTACGCGCCATCCGTGGGGCAGAAACAGAAAGACCAGCAATAAGAGCTGCGGTTTTGGGATCTAGATATCCCTGAGCACCACCATAAGCCGCGCCTCCAGCAGCAGCAAGTGTCACCAAACGATTAAAACTCATCGTTGGCAAAGACTTGCCAGCAGGATCTGACATTTCACGCGGGAAGGCTTGGGCAAGGCGATGAATCACCTGAAGCTCACCATCAAGTAGCTTACCGCCATTCTCCCGAGCCTTGCTAATGATGTCGGCTGCAACAACGCCAGAACCCTCACCAAAGGCTTCTTCAACGATAGCAGCCTTGGCATAACGCTTCTTTTGAGCCTCAAGATAGTCAATGAAGCGTTCTCCACCCGGACCCTTCTTGCCAGAAGCATCAGCCTCCTTGGCGATAACTTTCCAATAGGCATCGGCCTTAGCCTGATAAGCCTTAGCCTGCTCAAGGGCTTCCGTGCGCTGTTTAGCCGTAAGCTGGTTTGCACTTAAGAAATAGCTTTGGGCAAAGTCACGGTTCTTCTTGAACTCTTCAAGCGCAGTAGCGGCACGCGGACTAACCTTAGCCGCCTCATCATACGCAGCACCAGCTTCGGCTTTAACAGCCTTAATGGCCGGAATGTCAATTACGGCATCAACAGGCATCCCAAGCTCCTTGCGAACAAGGGCAAGCGTAACAGCAGCATTCTTATGGGCGTACTCACGCACCGTGTCTGATGGTCCGGCCAAGAACTCAAGTGCGCCAACAACCTGATTGGCCTTAACGCTGCTGGGCAAAATCTTGATGCCGCGCTCAGTAGCAAGACGGGTGGTCTCCTGCTGAACTGTTTTATCAATATCGTTTTTAAGTGCCTTAGTTAGTGGCACATTATCTGTAAGAAAACGACTTACCGCTGGAGAAGCTACTGCGCCAAGGGCACCACCACCAGCAGCAAATACTGCTTGTTCTGCTGATGGAAGCTCACCGCGATCAATGGCTGATTGCGTAGCTGAAGCACCAACATTGATCAAAGCCTCTTTAGCTGCTGCGCGTGCAACTGCATTAGCTCCAGCTCTAGCAACCATCTTAGCCTGTGTCGCACCGGGAATTGCACCCGTAGCGGCGGCGGCAGCGGCCTCGCCAACCGTAGGACGATTACCAGTAATTGCTTTTCCAGTAAGATAACCAGCGGTTGCGCCGGTAGCTCCTCCAATGGGAATAGATGCGCCAAATGTAGCGGGAGCTAGGGGAGCACCAAGAGCTTGTCCAAGCGTAGCACCAGCAGCTTCAGCACCAGCCTCAATTCCCATTTGAGAAATGGTTTCGAGCAGGCTTTGCTCTTTAGGAAGAAAACGAATATTTTTTGGCCTATCGGCTGGAGCAACCTCTGGAGCAGTAGGATTTTTTAAAAAGTTACTGGTTCCATTGGCTATGCGTGCAGCCTCTTCGCGAGCCATGCCTTCAGCCTCCTCCTGAGAGTCAGCGGTAACGGTATAAACTTTTCCACCAATAGTGATTTCGTACGGATTCATTGAGTAGTAACATCGCGAACGCTAATAACTCCCTTGCGTGGCTTCCCATCACCCGATTTACTATCTTGGTTGTTATTTGGGATAAATGCCTGAATCTTTGGACGCTGTTTAAATCCAGCACGCCCATAGCGTCCGGCAACCTGAGTATTGTAAATATCTAGGTTCTGCTCGTAGGCATTAATCTTCTCTTGCAGGATTTCTCCAACAAGCTCCTGCGCGAGTGCAACATTGGTTGTTAATGCGCTAACGTCTCCGCCAACAGCATCAAGAATGCGCTGGGCATCAATTTCAGTTAGAACGCCGGGACCAAGAATCGTAGTACGCAACGCGCCAAGAAGGCGTTGCTGTTGAGCACCAGCCAAACCCAAAGCCCGTTCTGACTCAGACAAATCACTTTCTTTAAGCCCCATAATGCTTTTCACATTCAGGGACAATTTATCGAGTCCGCGCTGAATACCAGCGGGAGAAATATTTTCAGTATTCTTTAGGAAGCGATTAACCGACTTGATTCCGTTTTCCTGCTCAAGCAACTGATCGGACAGCTTCTTAAAGCTCTCTTCATTGAGGAATGGGTTAGCTTCCGATGTGATAATCGGCATATAGGTGCCGCTATCAAGAACTTGGAATTTACCATCGTTGCCAATCGTTCCAATTTGACCCGTCTTGCGGTTCTTAACCGCAGTAATTGGATTGGTCTGGTCTTTACGAAGGACGTAGGTGCCAGCGTTATCGTAGGCAGATCCCGGTTCACGGCCACCAGCACCAATCAGCTCTGCACGGCGACCAGCAATGGCGATTGGATCGCGGGGCAACATACCAGCCGCAATCTCTCCAGCAATGATGGCATCTGCATTACGCATTTCTGCCGTAGGAGCCTGTCCTCCGCCCTGAAGCTCTTGTTGGGCCTTAGCGAGATTTGCCTGAGCAGTAGCACGCTTGATGTAAATGTCCTTACCAAGTGCCTGTTCTTCTGGCGTAAAGCTCTTCTTAACGAATTCGTTGGAATACGGAGTTGGAACCTTTCCTGCGCCTAGCTCAAGAATCGTAGAATACTCAATGGCCTTGCGCTGAGAGGCATCCGCCTTGGCCTGATTTTGCAGGCCACTAAGAGTGTTTGCTAGTCCAACGGTTCCCGTGATTCCACGCTCGCGAATATAAGCCTTAGCCGTGGCATCATCAAACGAACCATCGTTTTTATAAAGGTTTAAAGCCTCGAAAATTGCTTTGTTTTCCGGCTTAGTAGCAATCGTTTTGAAGGCATCGGTATCCTTGGCGATCCTGTCTTCTTCTTCCTTGCGCTTGAAGTATGAAGTGATCGCGGTTCCAGCTACATCTCCAATGCTGGCAAGCCCGCGGCCAATGTTTTGTGCGCCAGAAATAGCACCCTGAGTATAGGGCGTGTAATCAATGCGACCAAGACCAGCTTGAATACCTGTTCCGAAGCGTGCCATGTTAGGAAAAGAGATAGTTGTTGATGCGAGCGTCCATCCACTTGCGGATTAGATTCTTGATGCGCGGCTTGTTCTTGATCCAAGCGGCAAAGCCCTCTCCATACTTGATGTACAGCTTACGGAACCACGACGGAGCCTTCACCATCAGCCACTCACGGAACTGAATCCAGCGGGGATTCTCCTCGCCATACACTTCGCGGGCTACCCAGCAATACTTTCCAATTGCGGCACCGCCAATAGAACCAAGACCCTGCATCAATCCACCCATCATGGCTCCCTGAGCACCAGCACGCGCACCATAGGTAGCCGCCTGATAGTTGCCAAGGTTAGCAGCATTCTGAAGGGCAAGATTAACACCGGCATTGGGATCAAACACCTGACCACCCATACTCTGCATCATGCCCGCAGCCATACCCTGCTGCTGCTGACCAACGCCAAGCGCACCAGAAGTGCGACCAAGCACCGTAGCCATAGGGTCAAACGCCGCACCGTACATTCCGACAAGCTGGCTCTGGAAGGCGCGGTTGGCGGCCGTTTCACCCTGACGGGCCTGACCAAGGAGACCAAGGTTAGCAATGTTCTGCTGCTGCTGAGAGATTTGGGCAGCGCGGTTCTGAAGGCCAAGGTTAGCCATCATCTCTTGATTGCTAAGACCAACCTGAGTCTGCGTAGCCTGATTGGCTAGAGCAGCACGCATTGCCGCATCGAGGTTGGCCTGACCAGCAACATTGCCAGCCTGCGCACCAAACTGAAGGGCTTGGTTTTGCGCGGCAAGATTAGCAGCAGCCATCTCACGCTGAGCAGCTTGATTCTGCAAAGCAAACTGCGCTTCACGCTCCACGTTGGATAGACCAAACTGATTCTGCGCAGCTTGGTTAGCCATAGCAAAACGAGCCATCATGTCCGCGTTAGCCTGTGCGGCTGCGTTCTGCGCAGCAGCACCAAACTGAGCCGCTTGATTGCGTGCGCCAGCACCAAACTGAGCAGCCTGATTAAGAGCCTGTTGGTCAGCCAAAGAAAGCTGAAGACCAGCAGCTTGATTGGCTTGGGCAGCTTGAAGCGCAGCCGCCTGATTGGCCTGCTGCATACCCAAGTCCTGACCGTAAACACCCGTAGCAAATCCACGGCTGGCGTTAAGGTCGGCAAGATAAGCCTGATTGAGCGCAGCAGCCTGCTGGATGTCCTGAGCCTGACGCTGACGAACGGCCTCAGCACGCGCCATAGCTTCACCAGCAATGGCCTGATTGCTCATCTCTAGGCCACGAGCAGCAAATGCCTCACGGGTAGCTTGCTGGGCATTGCGAAGTTCTTCGGGGCTAATCTGACCCGTAGACACAGCCATCTCCGCTGCACGGCGGCGGAACGTCTCGGAAGCCGCAGTAGGCGCAGCCTGCATGGCCTGACCGTAGAGCTGCTGACCAAGCGCACCTTGTGTTACATCACGGGAAGCAATGTCGGCCACACGGGCTGCACGGGCAGCGTCATAGCCTTCAGCAGAATAACCCTGTGCAGCAATCGTGGGTGCGGCACCCAATAGGGCAGCTTGAGCCGTAGGAGCAGCACCGAGAAGAGCAGCTTGTCCTTGAGCAGCCTGATAGCCCTGCGCCGTCATCTGAGGAGCAGTCCCAATTAGCGCAGCCTGCGTTGGGGTAATTGTTACATCACCAAAGGTTTGCGCTCCGGTGATAGCACGCTCAAGGCCACCATAGAGGTCAGTTTTGCCACCCATAGCCCGCGCAGCCTCAAGCTGGGCGAACATCTGGGGGTTAGCCTTCATCAAAGCAGAGAGATAGCCACCGCTCTGACTCTGAAGGGCGCGAATATCTGCATCACGCTGAAGGCGATCCGCAGTTTCCTGAGCCGCCACTAGATCCGGCGTAATCTGCTTGAGAATGTCAATAGCACCAGCCTGCCCGCCAACACCGCGAAGGTACTGCTCCTGCTCTTGGAGATTAAGCTGCGTATACTGCGGACGGAACTGCTGTTCCGCACCAAGCAGTCGCTCCTGCAAGGCGGGGTCCGCCATCGCATTGATGTAATCCAAACTAGCTTTACCCGGATCAACCGGGGCAGGGGGCGGGGGCGGGGAGGAAACCTTAAAACTCATAAGATTAAATACATTTCATTCGCGCAAGTCTCTCAAGACTCCGGACATTGTAACACCTAAATCGATTGCTTTTATCGTTATGTCTGCGCCATGCCATGTATGGCAACTTCATGGGCAACTGCTCATTAAACCATAGCAAACAGTTCTTTCCGACAGCACAGGTCATTAGCCAACAGTCTGGCTGCGGGGGGTCTAATACATCCTCTCCAAAGCTAAGCTGGATTGGCCTAGCCATGATAAATCTATCCGGAAGGCTAATTACTACTCCGTGGGACAGATGGGTTACAAGCTCCTGCTCGAAGGAGACGCCCAACTCCAAAGCCAATTTCTTGGCTTCATAAACTGGCTTCATTAGCTAGCTTCTGTCACAGAGCGGAACGCTTGGGAAGCCTCAATCTTCACCATTCGCAGCTTGGGTCGGCCCTTGGTGGGGGTGAACTTAGCCTGAATCCCATAGCCGCGCACATTGCCAATGCGGCCACGAATAGAGCTGTCCTCGCCCACGGGAAGGTCAAAGCCAAGGCTTTCGGCTAGGGAGTACATCTCCACTTCCTTGTCGATATTCTCCGTAATCATCGTCAGGTCGCCGTCGCTCAGTTCATATTCTGAGCTTTCAACGTGCAACTCGTAGGCATTAAAGCTCTTGCGCCCAACATCACCAAAGATGTACTGGCGGGTAGTCACTTCCGACTCAATCGGGAATGGCTGGGCATCTAGGCCGGGTGCCGTGTAGATGTAGTCAAAGGCGTCAGGGCGTTCGTCGATAACATGGATGCCACCGAAACGGTTGACGGCGTATAGCTTGTTAATGCCACCAGCCCCAGACACGATGAGGTTGCTGATGTCCCACCCCGTATTGTCGATGAGGTCGAGGCTCTCCCAGCCCTGATTAAGCAGGTTGTAGATCAGGATGGCGTTGTTGCGGGTGCTGCCGTCAATCGGCACAGCAATCCAATAACGGTTGTCGTGGTACACCGCCACGGCGTTCTGGGCATACTCAGGGTTAATCCGCTTGATAAGAGGATTGATTGGATCGGATAGGGGTAGCCCCGCGCCACGCAGATTGTACAGATCTTGGAACGAGGTGGAGTAGACGCCGTTGTCGGACAGGAAGAAGATGCGGTCGCCAATCGTAACAACAGACTTCCGCGCCACCAACCCAGCCTCACGGGTGATTTCCTTGAGAGCAATGTCCGCAATCGACCCGCTAAGCCCCATCATCAGGTGGATGGAGTTGCGATTAAAGATGACAGCATTATCTTCAGTAAATGGGTGAACATACTGAAGGTAGTCAGCGATGCCCGCCGTTACCTTGAGCTGGTTCTGGATGCGGTCGTAGGTATCCGAGTCAAAGACATCCGACAGGAGAATCTCGTCGCGGACGTTGCGGCTCGTAACCGTTTCGCTGCCGCTGCTACCCGTAGTCGTGTAGTAGTAGGGGACGATGATGCGCCGCTGGTGATAGACGCCCCACGGGGGCGCGGGCATATGCGTGAAGCCAAGCTGGGAGGGCTGTTTCTTGGCGTACACCACCGTAGTGGCGGCTGAGTCGGGAACCTCTGCAAAGAATGTAAAACTGCCCGTTCCCGGCACCGTAGCTACGACATAGCCAGTTCCGTTCTCCGTAAGGGTGGTTGTGCCGTTATCGACAACAAAGATGCGGTCTCCAACTAGCAGGCCGTGGGACGTAGCCGTAACCGTAACGATGCCATCCGTAATACTCGTGTTATTGGATGCATCCAAGTAGGTGCTTGTAGCGTAGTCTCCATTAGCCACCTTCGTGAAGGCCGGGGTACCGCTGAAACTACCGTTCCACTCCAGCGCGGTTTGCCCGTCGCGGAAGATGAACACCTTGTTGAACGCCTGCAACATACTCACCTCCGAGGCAATGTTGATGCCCGTGGGGTAGTTAATCGTGGTGGATGCCTGCGTTTGCATATTGATTGCAACCGCATTGCCATACAGGGCGAGGATGATGTACTCCGCGTTGCTGGACGCAGGGTTGGAGAACAAGCAGGAACCGAAGGCTCCATTGATGTTGGCCGTACCAACAATCGCGCCACCAGCCTTAGAGGAGCCAGTAACCGAGTAGGTCTCGCTGCCTGTAGCTCCAGCAATCGTGTAGGTGAATGTATTGAGTCCCGTAACGGTGATGGTCTTGTTGCCGTTGGGGTTCACTGTTCCCGTTCCCACATCCACAATCGCCACAACGTAGGACGACGAGAAGCCGTGGTTGGTAGACGTAGTGATGGTGACAGTCGTGCCAGATCGGGTGGCCGAGCTAATCACGACCTGCGGCCATACATTGAACGGCAGGCTTAGCGACTCATCAATAGACCCAATCTTGGGGCCAAACGTATCAACGCCGGGGCGTACCTGCCACGTCCCGTCTACGTTCATCCGTCCATTGATGGACATAGCAAGCTCACCCGGCTGAAGTTGATCCGGGCGCAAGCGGTTGTTGAAGCGTGAGAAGCCAACATCGGCCTCTTCAGCAACCGGAGTGTCCCTACCTGAGTAGCTGCTATAACGTGGCATGGATGATAGTTTACCCTATCTATCCGCTACCCAGATGTCAGTTACGACATCTTGCGACGCTTGAAGTCAACGCCCTTGATGGTGCCTTTGTTGCGGGAAGCGTAGAACACTTGTTCGCCGCGCTTCTTCCCGTACTCCTCCATCATGGCTTTCTTGATCTTCTTACCCTTCTTGGTGAGTGGCATGGTTAGCGGTATCTAGCGGTTTTCTTAGCAATATTCTTGGGCTGTCTAACAAACTGTTTCCCGGCCTTCATGCCCTTGCGCTTAGCCCTGTTGGTCGCGGCCTTCTCGGCGGGACTCAGGCTCTTCCAAGCGGCATCAGGGAGATAGCGTTCTCCCGTCTTGAGGCTGGGCTTGCCAGAGGACGTGCGCCACTTCTGGCGGGTCCAATCGGCTAGGCTGCGTTGCTGGGGTTTCACTTGGAGGTCTTGTAGCCGCCGCCCTTAGCCTTGTACTTCTTAGCGAGCATTTGTGCCTTCCTCGCGGACCATTGGCCCGGACGGCCTCCCTTGCCACCAGCCTTAATCGACTCAAAGAGCCGCTTACGCATGGTGGGCTGGGTGTACACCCCAGCAGAGTTTACTGTCGAGCGACGTTTCACTTGCAGGGCTTGCGCTTGCCCATCTCACACTTGCGTTTGCCACAGTTCATTTTGTAGTTCTCCTCGGTTTCCATCATTTCCTCCGCATCCTCGATGGCTTCCTCAGCCTCCTTCATGCGGCGGTAGAGCATACGCTCTTGCTTCATTGAGCGGTTGTTGCGTTCTTCTTTCATGGTTAACAGTCCCAAGCCCGCCGACTCCAATAGTTAGCGGAAAGTTTGTTGCTCTTGCCCTTGATGCCGCCAGAGCGGGCGCAGTAGCTCTTCTTGCGGGCAGGCTGGTTCTTCTTAATCGTCATGTTCGCATCCCCAAAGCGGACAATGCGCTCCTGTCCATTCTGGCAGGCTTTGACGACAAACTTCTTGCCGCCCTGCACCTCGCGGCGCGGGACATTGCACTTCATGGCCTTCTTATTCATCGCGCTTTAGGAGCTTAATCAGCTTTACGACAGTGTACGCAATCGACACCAGAACGAGGATGAAGGCCGCAATTTCATTCACTTGAGTAAGGGTGATTGTTCCCAAGGAGCCTCCCACGGTTACGGCCATAACCTTAGTGATGTCGTTGTCGAAGATCATTTGCGGATGAGGCTAGTCATACGGCTACCGAACCACCACGCAACTGACGTACCAGCCAGCATCATAAAGCTCTGGATGGCTTCGACCTTCAGGTATTGGTCCTCGATCAGGAAGAAGCTGATGAAGGAGCCAAGCACTAGGCCGATGGTGAGGAAGGGGCGGGTGACGGCGCGGATGTTTGCCGCCCACGGGGCCACCTTCTCTGTCATGTCAGCGGCAGATGCGGACTGCGACGCCGCAAATGCGTTCCATGCTGCAAGTGCCTCAGCACTAGCGGCTTGCTTGTCGAGCATCTCTAGCGCAAACTTGTTATCCTGCTTTTTCTCCCAGATGCGGATGACAGACGTAGCAACACTACCGAATAGCCCAAAGAGACCCCCGGTGCCTGCGTTAAACAGAAGCTCCGACCACAGGCTCATGGCTAGGTGACGTAGTTGACGGATGCGATTCCGCGCCAGCGACTGCCGCTGTCGTCGGTTACAAACACAAATAGGTGGGTCTTGCCCGTGGACAGGCTGGGGGCGGTGTCATTCGGCCACTTCACTTCGGTAGGCCAAGTGATAGTGCCAGAGGTATTCTCCACCTCTAGGGCAAAAGCATAAGCACCGCTGGGGACGTTGCTGAACGTAAACGTGCTGTTCGCGTTAATCGTCTTGGTGAAGTAGTTGCCCAGCGAACAATCGACATCTAGGGCCGAAACAGCCGTCACCGCACTCTTATACTGTCCCGTGGCCTCAAGGCTCGTAAACTTGCCGGAATTGGCCGTAGTGGAGCCAATAGCAAGCGGGCTGGCAAACAACTGAGCAGCCGTAGTCTTACGCAGGGCTACATCAGCCGAGCTGTGGACAAGGATGGTGTCAGCCGAGGCTAGGGCCGTCTTGGCCGTCTGATCCGTAATGGCACCGGGAAGCAAAACGGCATCATCAACGTGGTTGTTGAGGTTCGTTGAGGTTACGAGATTCGACGGCGAGGTCGTCCCATAGGTTGTGCCTTTTTGAATCTGGGCCATGGCCTAAGTATATCAGGGCTTTACGGGCCAGACTACATTATGCGGGAAGCCAGATTGACTAGGAATGTCGCGGAGAGCCTGACGGTAGGTGGTCCACGCCACCTTGGAGGGATTGTCCAACGGGGTGTCGTTAAGCTGGGTCCAGTCGCACTCGGTTAGCTTGGTGTTGCGTTCGGCGCGGATAGCGGAAGCAGCCTGACGATCCATCTCTGCCTTCTCGTCAGCCGTATACTTAGACCACAGCTTCATCTCCACCACCTCATTCGTATGGATGATGAACATGGACCCAACAAACTTCTCATCTACGATGCCTTCGTCTAGGCGGACGGGAAACCAACCAATAGCGCGAAGGCCATCAGCATCCATCATGTCCAAGCCGGAAATGTTGCGCCAAGAACGCGGAAGGCCACGCGGGCCTTCTACGATGGTGTTGTTCTCAACATAACAGTAGTTCATTTTAAGAATTGGATAAGTGCGGACTTAACTTCTTCCAGCGGATGCGACCAATCGCCGTATTTCTGCTGACGGAAAAGCCTTACGGAATCATACCACACAGAGGTGTCTTTAGGCTCGGCCCATGCGTAATAGGGCATGATTGGAACAATAACCCACGTCTTGACCCCCAACGCGGCTGAAAGATGGGCAATAGACGTGCAGGACGTAATCACCAAGTTAAGCCCCTTGATGATGCTTGCCGTGTCCTCGAAGGTTTTCATCTGGTCCCGCAAGTCGGCAAACGGCAAACCGTCAATCAGGTTGTCGTCGCGCTGCAACGAATAAAGCGTAATCCCATCTAGCTTGTGCAGGTCAATGAGCGGCTGTGGGTCAAACTTGCGGTGCTGCTCATGCTCAAACTTGGGGTTGCCCGCCCAGCGGATGCCTACCTTGAACGTGTCGGGCTTGCTGTAAAGCTGCTTAGGCTCAGCATCCAAGTAGAACTGGCTGGGGAAGTTGTCTGTGTCGTAGCCGAGGATGTGTGCCGCCGACATGGACGGAACCCAATAGTCGTAGTGGATGTAGGGCGTTGCTCCGTTGTCGATGCAGACAAAGCCATGCCGCGCAAACAAAGACATAAGCTCTGGAGCACACGACACCACTACCCGCGCTCCCTTCTTCACGAAGTCCTTCGCAAAGCGGAAGTTCATAATCTGATCGCCAAACCCGTTCTCGCAGCGGAACAATAGGGTTTTGTTGGTCAGATCCTGATCTTTCCAGATTTCGCCGGGAATACGCGGAAGGCCAAAGACGTTGATAAAACGTCCGGCATCCATCATCTGCAATCCCTTCTTGAGATTGCCATGCCGCATTTCGTGCCACCCAAGGTTGAAAACAATCCGCGCATCGCCCTGCTCTGGTTGAGAGCGGAGGATGTCTTCGGAGATTTCTGGGTGACCGTTAATGCAGGCCGTAAGGGCCATGTCTAACGGGTGAACGGTCATAGTTTTAAGGCACCAGATGTGCCTGATTGTGAGCCATCAACTAAAGTTGAATCCCAGTTTGTCAAGGCTCCAATTTGAACAGGAGAAGACCTCGCTGTTGTAGTGCCATCGCCAAGTTGCGCAACAGAGTTAGCTCCCCAAGCCCAAAGGGTTCCATCGGTTTTTACAGCAATGGTATGCGATCCCATTCCCAAAACTTGCGCCCAATTGGACAAAGCACCAACTTGCGTTGGCGAACTTAAACTAACAGCATTATTGTGACCAAGGCGTCCTGATCCCCCCGCACCCCAAGTCCAAAGAGTTCCGTTTGTTTTTACGGCACAACTATGAGCGGATCCGGCGGAAATTTGCGCCCAATCTGAAAGGGCACCAATTTGAACAGGCGAAGATTTGCTTACCGCAGTTCCATCGCCAAGCTCTCCGCTAGTTCCATTTCCCCAAGCCCAAATGGTGCCGTTAGTTTTAATTGCCAAACAAAATGCGCTACCTGCACTTATTTGCGACCAATCCGACAATGCTCCAATTTGAACGGGAGATGATTTACTAACAGTAGTTCCGTCGCCAAGCCTACCAAAAGCCCCAGCCCCCCAAGCCCATAGCGTACCATTTGTCTTAATAGCAACAGCATAACCGTTTCCAAATGAAGCCTGCGACCAATCGGATAATGCACCAACCTGAATGGGAGATGATTTAGAGGTTGTGGTTCCGTCGCCAAGCTCTCCGCTAGTTCCAGTTCCCCAAGTCCAAAGAGTCCCATTTGATTTGATTGCGACTACGTTAGTGCCGCCACATTCAACCTTTGACCAATCATAAGAAGAGCCAACTTGAATCGGCGAAGAGACGGCATCAATAGTACGACTATTACCAAGTTGACCAGAATTCCCAAGCCCCCAAACCCAAAGACTGCCGTCGGCTTTTATTCCAGCAGAATATTGAGTGCTGCCAGAAACCAAGGTCCACTCATTGCTGCCAACCTGTACTGGAGATGAATAATTATCTTGATTAAGGCCAGTTTGGCCGCTGCTACCGCCTCCCCAAGAATAAATTTCAGAGCTAGTATTTATTACAAGATTGAAATCTCCACCAGCAGCCGCTTGAGACCAATTAGAAAGAGAGCCGATTTGAACGGGAGATGATCTACTAAGAATAATTCCGTCGCCAATTTGCCCACTACTCCCCTCCCCCCAAGCCCATAGAGTACCATCTGTCTTAATAGCTATTACTGTATTGCTAGATGGATGGCAATAAGCTTCAGACCAATTTGTTAGAGCACCAACTTGAACCGGAGATGACCTATTAGTAGTAGTACCATCACCAAGTTGACCAGCAACATTACTTCCCCAAGTCCAAAGAGTTCCATCTGTTTTGATTGCAGCAGAAAAAAGCGCTCCACAAGCAACTTTAGACCAAGTATTAAGAGTCCCAACTTGTATGGGAGAAGATGTTGAGGTTGTAGTTCCGTTTCCAAGTTGGCCGCTGACATTGGCTCCCCACGCCCATAAAGTTCCATTTGTCTTAATAGAAAGACTATGGCCGCTGCCAGCGGCTATTTTTGAAAACCCTGAGTCGATTTGAGCTGGGGTAGATCTATTTATATCATCCCCCAGTCCCAATTGGCCGGAACCATTATCCCCAACTGCCCATAAGGCGCCGCCAGAAATTATTAGTGAAAAATTACTACCGCAAGCTACGTCCGTTGTTGTTCCAAAATATGTAACTTGAACAGGTGAACTGTAGCTGGTTGTATCGCCAAGCCCCAATTGTCCAGAATTATTCTGACCCCAAGCCCATAGAGTGTTATCTGTTTTACGGGCAAGGCAGAAGGCATTGCCTGCTTTAATCTGAGACCAAGTAGATAATGCTCCTACCTGAATTGGGGATGATTTTGCTGTAGTAGTGCCATCTCCAAGTTGGCCGCTGCTATTAATTCCCCAAGCCCATAAGGTTCCATTTGTTTTAATAGCAGCAGAAGAACTAGAAGTACCAGCAACTTTAGACCAATCTGAAAGCAAACCAATTCTTTTGGGACTAATTTGATTTACTGCGGTTCCGTTTCCAACACCGCCCCAAGTGTTTTGGCCCCACATGTATAGATTCAAACCAGTAGCAGCACCGCCACCAGCACCCATTGCAAGTCTAAGGATGTTAGGATCCATAAGTGTTAGTTAACGTAGTCCACGAGGGATGCGCCGCGCCAACGGGTGCCGCCATCATCCGTCACAAAGATAAAGATATGCGTTTTGCCTGCCGTCAAGGTGGGAGCAGTATCAGCAGGCCATTTAACCGTAGTGGGCCATGTTACTGCGCCCGACGTATGGGTTAGCTCAAGGGCAAAGGCGTAGGCTCGGGTAGCCGGAGGATTGCTAAACGTAAACGTAGACGCACCATTGATGGTCTTCGTGAAGTAGTTAGCCGTCGAGCAGTCGATGTCCAACGCAGCTACAGCCGTAATGTTGGAAGCGTAGTTGCCGTCTAGGTCTAGACGGGCAAGGGGGGTGTCTTGGTTGATGCCAATGCGATCTACGGAGGCATCGCTGAAAAACAAGTGGGTCTTGCTATCACCCTCAATGCGAAAGTCCTTGTCTGCCCCGGTTTCGTTGAAAATAAAAGTTCCGCCGTCAAAGCCAACATTACCCGTAGCGTCTAGCGTCGTAAATTTACCCGTGTTAGCGGTAGTGGCTCCTACGGTGCCGTTGATGTTAATGCTGGCAGTACCCGTAAGGTTAGTAACTGTGCCGCTAGTGGGAGTTCCAAGTGCGCCATCAAACAGAACAACCGCACCAGCAGTTCCCGTGTTAACCGCAAGAGCCGAAGCAACACCAGTTCCAAGACCAGAAACGCCTGTGCTAATTGGAAGGCCGGAACAGCTACTAAGCGTGCCGCTGCTAGGAGTGCCGAGTGCGCCGCCGTTAACAACAAACGCTCCAGACGTGCCAACATTTACAGCAAGGGCCGTAGCAACATTGGTTCCCAGACCAGAAATACCCGTACTAACGGGCAGGCCAGAAGCATTGCTTAGCGTAGCACTAGACGGAGTGCCGAGCGGGCCACCGGAATAGAGCAGGGTCTCCGAAGAGTTGGGCAGCGTGAATGTCTTCTCGCTGGTGGCCGGGCCAGAAAACTTAGTGAAGCTGTTGCCTGTGCCGCCGTTAGAGGAAGCAATCGTTCCCGTAATTCCAACGGTGATGGAAGCATCCGCATTGGTAACGGCGATGTTAGTGCCAGCCGTCAGCGTAGCGTTCTTCCAAAGCGAATTAGTTTTGTCGCGGATAATCAGCGAACCAGCAGCCGGGGTTCCCGTAATTTGAACGTCGTGAAGCTCATCCAGCTCATAGCCGTTCTGGACGCGGACATAAAGCTGACCATTACCGTTGTTGGCGCGTTCAATAATGCCAACGTAAACAAGGTGGTTGGGGGCGTAAGGCTTGGTGGCTGTAAACCCGCCATTGGTTGAATCAAGGTACACCGTGTCGCCATCCGTGTAGGCTCCAAGGTTAAGGCCATCAATTACACCAACCATCGTGATGGTTCCGGTGCCGCCAGCCGAAATACTAGCATCGCTAACAACGCCAATCGTCTTCGCAGAAGTGGCATCAGAGGTGTTATTTGCCAGCTTAACCGACATCCGATTGCCGGTCGCGCTAAAGGCATACACCACCTGCCCCTTGGTAATAGCAACGGCTTCGTCGTTAGTTACCGTGGCAACAATCCTTGCCGCCGTCTGGTCTCCCGTCGTAGACAGCGTAATCGTGCCAGAGCCATTGGTTACCGTGACGCCAGAGCCAGCAGTAAGGGTGGACAGCGTATAGCCGCTGCCGTTGCCAATTAGCAACTGCCCATTGGTCGGCGTCGTAGCCAGCCCAGTTCCGCCCTGATTGATGGGAACTGTGCCGCTAATCGCCGTAGACACCGGGGTGTCCAGCAACAGCGTCTTGAAGATGTCCATTTTAGAGGTAGTTAAGTTCCTGCGCCTCGATCACCGCATCCGTCGATCCTTCGCGGATTGCGCGGGCTTTAAGGGCCATTGTGCGCGTCCAGTAGGCCGAGCTATTGGTTGGCAAACGGAAGCCCTTGGTGGCCGTAGGATCGGTGGTTCCGTCGAAGGTAACGCGGATGTCAGCATTAGTCACCTGCACCAGAACGTGCTCCGTGTCCGCAGCCAGCGTCCAATCAAGGAACGCCACCGCCGAAGAACTCACCGTGCGCTGCTTGTGGGTCGTGCCATTCTGGGGGATAGCCTGCGACGGGGTATTGACGATGCGTGCGTTAGGCATGGCTTAGACAGAGAAAGGGGTGGCGTGTACCGCAGCGTCCGTCCCGCCTGCGCGGATAAACTTGGCTACGCGGGCAGTTTCCTTGTTCCAAAGGAACGGCTGCACCCCGGCCTTAAACAGATGACCGTTGGATGCCGTAGGGGTGGAGCCGTCAAAAGTAACCATCACGTCAGCCGTCTGCACATCGATCAGGACGTACTTCGTTTTCGAGGAGGTCCAGCCAGCCGTAAGACTGACAGCAGCGGTGCTAACGGCCAAACGCTCATCAGCTTCGCCCGTGGGCTGCGGATAGAGATTAACGACAAGTGAGTTATTCATGATTAGCGAAACTGACGGGAGGTATAAGTAGAGATACGGCGGAACAAGGCGTTCATATTGCGCTGCTGGTTGGCCTTAGCCATCTCGGTGTCGAGATACATCTGGGCAACCTGCTCCTCAGCCATGGCCTTATCCACCTGACCGTCCATGCGGAGAAAGTCGGCATAAGTAGCGTGCGCGGCGTAATAGAACCACTCTTGAGGAATATTAGCAGATGACGTGTTATACGGGCCATCCCAAATGGCCTTATACGTCACCCAGAAGCCCGTAATGCCCGGATCATTGCCGATGGGATTTGCACCGTTCGTATCGACAAAGAAGTCGTATTCGTAACCACCGATGCCGCTGGTCGGGTTGTGGTCGTGGAGTCGGACAAACACCTCAACGTTAGGAATGGTGACCGGGGTAAAAAGGCCCGTGCCTGTGTACGTTTCGGTTCCAGTTCCAGAGGTAAGCTCATACGTTACGGTTTGCCCATCAACCGAAGTGACAACAAAAGTGCCATTCGGATCGACGGTGCCAGATAGGCCGCTAACCATAACCTTCTGACCAACAACAACATTAAAGTCAACACCGCTGGTTACAAACGTAACCGTGGTTCCGTCTCGCGTAACTGAAGACGAGTTGCGAATGCCAGCACTAGCATCGTAGCTGTACGGGACGTAGCCATCCGGCGCAGGGCGGGCATCAAGCCTCTGGTAGCGCGGCCATACGTCGCACGCATCATACGCCTGACGCAGACGACGATTAGCCATTGCCAGAATCTTGGTGGATTCGGTTGGCGCGAACTCATCGACGCCAGCAAGCGACTCGATGAGATCGAACAAATCTGCGTAGGTGCGGTTGGTCATGCTTTGTTAGGCGAAAGCTCGGGCATCTTCTTGTTGAAGTAGGACATGAACTCACGGCTATGCACCGTCTCATGCCCATATTTCTTCACCAAGCGGAAATACTCGCGGGCAGGCATAACACCGACACACTTGCCCAATCCGGGGATGGACTTGTGGTCGCGCATCATGCTTGCTTGCGCCTTAGCTACATTAACACGTTCAATCTCTGTCGCCTTCTCAAGCTCAAGACTACGAACAATTTCCTTACGGAGTTCGGCGTCAATTTCCTCTCTAGAAAACTCGGTCTGGGCCACTTTGATGTGCATAAAAAAGCCACCCCCAGTTAAGAGGGTGGCTTATTCTAACACAAGAAGTGTTTACGAGGTCGGCACTTCCATCTGACGCCACGCCAGCACCCAGCTACCAGCCGTGAGGTCACCAACCGTGCCATTGAACTCAACAATGAGGTCAACCGCCGACGCCGTGTTATTGGCGTAACCGTTAACAACATTGGAGGTCGTGGCCGCACCCGAGTCGGTGCCAACAAAGGCATCGCCCGTGTTCCAGATGACCTTCGTCAGCGCATCAACATCGCCATTGTCGATGAACTCGTCCGGGTCAGCGGCGGTCACACCGAAGTCAATGGTGAGGTTGGTCGCACCAGCGGGGTCAACCACCTGATAGAGAACCGCAGTATCAATGATACCACCAGCCCCGAGCTTGCCAGCCTTGAACTGGTTCGCCGCACCGATGGTGGTGAGGAAGCCAGAACGCTGAAGGTCAACGTAATCAAACGCCACCTTGTGGGTGAAGCCAGCGGCGGCTTCGTTAATCGTGAGTTTAGCCATGTTAGTGATCTCCTATGCTAAGGGTTAGCTGAGCGTGGTGATCTTACCATGCGCGCCCGGATGCTTGACCAGCAGGGTCAGAGCGCAATCAACATAGCCGCGCTCGCCGCCACCGAGGTTCGGCAGACGGGTCGAGCCGAGCGGGATCAGTTCCGCAACACCGTAGAACTCCGGATTCACGAGGTAGCCCGTGTCCTTGTTCGTGGTGTCCGGAGCGCAATCCGGGTTCATGTTGACGATGGACACGATGCCATGGTCGGACTCATAGAGTTCGACGGACAGCTTGATCGAAGCCTCGCCACCCTCATACGCCACACGGCGAACCGAGTAGTCCGAGCTACCCGACGTGCGGGCGAAGTCGCTGATGACGCGGCGCAGGG